TGATCCCATGGTTACCATAGATGGCCGTGAGCCAAATGTTGAACCGTATATCGCGCCGGCACGGCGCAAAGCTTGAGGAATCCCATAATGCTTAACCGTGAGATCAAAGATACGCTATTCAAGGGCAGCTATGGTGAAACCATGTCTGTTGATACCAAACAACTCACTGCCGAAGGTGAGTTTGAGGGCTATGCGTCTGTCTATTCAAATGTTGATCAAGGCGGCGATATTGTAAAGCCTGGCGCGTTTGATGACAGTTTACGGACTGGTCGCCCAGCGTCAAAAGTCAAAATGCTGATGCATCACGATACACGGCGCCCGGTTGGTGTCTGGTTGGAGATGAAGTCAGACGCGAAAGGCTTGTTTGTCAAAGGCCAATTGCTGCTGGCTACGCAAGAAGGCCGTGATGCTTATGAGCTGATGAAGGTCGGCGCAATCGATGCTATGTCAATTGGCTATCGCACCAAAGAGGATTCATACGATAGTCAGTCGCAGGTGCGCACTATCGTCAAAGCAGATTTGCTCGAGGTATCACTCGTCACGTTCCCCATGAACGAACAGGCCACAGTCAGTGGCGTGAAGAACGGTGATATCAAGACAACACGAGAATTTGAGAAGTTCCTTCGGGATGAAGGTAATTTCTCAAACAAAGCAGCCAAGGCGATTGCGTCTGGTGGCTTTAAAGCGTCGCAGCTTCGGGATGAAGGCGACAACAGTCAGGGCGAAATTGAGGCCCTAAATCGGCTCGCTGAAATGATGCGCAGCTAAAACACATCCTGAAAGTTGGATATCAAAATGCATAAAAACACACACGGTATGCGTACCGGTGGCGGCAATGCTGCCATGGAACGCAAAGACGGCAATGGCGGCGGCGATCAGTCGGCTGATCTGAAAGAGTCCATAGATGCGGTTATGACTGGTTTTGAAGAGTTCAAATCCACGAATGATGCGCGCATGGTCGAGATCGAAAAAAAGGGTTCAGCCGATCCTCTCCTAGATGAGAAACTGGCCAAACTCGAAACCACTCTTGGCGCTTATGAAGGTGCACAGCAAAAGTTCGCTCTTGCTGATGCCCAGAAAAAAGCCATTGACGACATGCAAGAGCAGTTTGACAAGCTCGAAACGGCTATGAAGCGCGTCGGCAACGGTTCGCCCGAAGTCAAAACAGCTTCGCGCATTAATGATTGGGGCCGGGCTGTTGTGCTGGCTAATGAATTGGGTGTCGCCAATCTGGATGATGCTCAACGCAAAGTGCTTGCAGATGTTACTGCTGAATATAAGGCTTTGTCAGTCAGCGGTGCTGCTGGTGGTGGTTATCTTGCACCTTCTGAATTGGTGCGTGAAATCATCAAAGGTGAAACTGAAATCAGCCCGGTTCGCGCGCTTGCTCGTGTTCGTCAGACAATGCTGAAGTCGGTGGAAATTCCAAAGCGTAAAGGCCAGTTTGCCGCGCAGTGGGTTGCCGAGCAGGGTACAAAAAATGAAACTACAGGGCTGGCTTATGGTGTGGAAGAAATCCCAACCCATGAATTCTATGCTCTGATCGATATTTCAAATCAAATGTTGGAAGATTCAGCGTTTGATATGGAAGGCGAATTGCGTGATGAATCTGCTGAGCAATTTGCTCTTGCGGAAGGCACGTCTTTTGTTACCGGCAACGGTATCGGCAAGCCTGAAGGCTTCATGACAAGTTCAGAAGTAACGTCAACTGCTTCTGGAACTGCAACCACGATTGCAGATGCAAACGGCCAGGCAGATGGCTTGCTGACTTTGAAGCATTCCCTCAAAACTGCCTACGCTCGCAATGCAACATGGGTGATGAACCGCACGACACTTGGTTCTGTTCGTAAGCTCAAAGATGGCAATAACCAGTATATCTGGATGCCAGGCATTGCCCAAGGCAAGCCAAATACCATTGATGGCGATCCATATGTTGAAATGCCGGACATGCCGTCTGAAGGTGCTGGTTTGAAACCCATTGCCTATGGTGATTTCCGCCGTGCGTACACTTGGGTTGATCGTATCATCATGGAAATGTTGCGCGATCCATACACCCAAGCCACAGCGGGTAATATCCGCTTTATCATGCGCAAGCGTGTTGGTGGTCAGGTAACACTTGGCGAGGCGTTAAAGACGCTGACTTGCTCCACATAGAACACCGTTGAAATGACGGTTCGGGTTCGGCCATTGGGGCCGGGCCTGTATTTATTCTTTTAAAAGGAGTTGGCGAAATGCCTTCCAAGGACCTGCATAACACTATCAATCCTGTGCCGCTGATTGTTCCAATCGCAGCCCGCACAGATAACACTGCCATTGTTTCAGCCATCATTGACACGCTTGGATATGAATCCTGCGAGCTTGTCTTGGTAACTGGAACAAACACTGACGCTGACGTCACTTTTACGGTGTTGGTTGAAGATGGCGATGCTGCCAATCTGTCGGACAATGCGGCAGTGGCTGACACTCAACTGATCGGCACAGAAGCAGAGGCAGGTTTTGCCTTTGGTGATGATGATGAATGCCGAAAGATCGGTTACATGGGTTCAAAGCGCTATGTGCGCATGACAGTCACGCCAGTAGGCAACAACTCAGGGAACATCTTCCTCTCTGGTGTTGCTATCCTTGGCAATGGTCGTCATCAGCCATCAGCCAATCCACCAGCATAATCAATCAATAGGAGCGGGGATAACCTCCGCTCTTTTCTCTAACAGGAGGCTTTCATGCCTGAATTCGTTGCATTGAAACGATTTACCTATAGCCATGATGGCGTAACACCGTTGACCGCTGTTAAAGGTGAAACAGCAGACATTCCTTCACAGCTAGTCGAAGGGCTCGTTCGTGATGGGTTTATTGAATATCATACAGACGGTGTGATCCCTACAAAAGACCTTGGCGGCGCACCTGAAAACAAGATGGGCGACGGTGGTTCTGAAAACAAAGACACCGGCCCGGCTGTAATTCCAGAAGATTGGGAAAGCCTGCATTGGCAGAAAAAGGTTCAACTTGCTGAACAACTGACCGGTTCTGACTTGGTTGTTCCTGAAGGCCAGACAGCAAATGATGTCGCTGTTGACGTGATCAAAGCGCGCGTTGCCTTGGATGCTGCCGCATGACGATCGGTCAAACCTTGATCATAAATCAGGGTGAAACCTGGTCCTATGTCTACACCTACTTGGATAATGCGGGAAACGCTGTGGATCTAACAGGCTACAGCGCCCGCATGTCCATCAAGGATAGTCTCGCGGGTGGGAACGAAGCTTACCTGTCAACCGGGGCGGACGCGAACGGTGGAACAATCGTACTTGGCGCATCTGCTGGAACTATCACACTATCAATGACCGCAACCCAAAGCTCGGCTTTAGCGGGTGATTTGAGTTCTGTATTGTTTACAGAGCCTGCCAATCGCAAGCCTGCAGGGCCGGTTGTCGAGTACATCTATGACTTGGAAATCATTTCAGGTTCGGGCGCTGTTACGCGTGTTCTTGAGGGCAATTTTGTTGTTAAACGACAGGTGACTTCATGAGCCTAATTGTTGAGGACGGAACGGGCGTTGCGAATGCCGCGTCGTACGTCACAGAAGCCTTTGCAGATACATACTTCAGTGATCGGGCGCACCTAGCCCTTGCAACAACATGGGCCGCCGCAACGCAGGGCAACAAAGAAGGTGCATTAAGAGAGGCCACGGCCTTTTGCGATGCTGTTTGGGGCGAATACTACATCGGGCGCCGTGCTGGCTTTGTGCAAGGGCTATTGTGGCCCAGATCAGGTGCAACAGATGACAACGGGTATGAGCTCCCAAGCATCCCCGCATCATTGCAGCGATCTGTCTGTGAATTGGCCTCACGCGCTCTTTCATCACCATTGGCGGCTGATGTTGAACGCGGTGGTGAAATCAAACGCATTAGCAAGGCCGTTGGACCGCTCAAAAAAGACACGGAATATTTTGAAAGCGCAACGGTTCAAAGTTCATACGGCGTGGTTTCAGGAATGCTGGCTTCCATATTAAACGGCTCGCAGCCCGAGGCTTCAGACAAATCTTGGAACTGGAAGTAAATCATGGCTGATCCATTCGACTACGTTGAAGCGCGCGCCGATGCGGTTGAGCTGATCGCCGACTTCGGCGGACCTGCAACACTGACACAGACAGCCAATTCCGGCTCTGGCTACAACCCAACCCAAACAACAACTGATTATGCATGCACGGCTGTTACGATTGATTGGAAGAATGAAGAAATCGACGGAACTCTGATCATGACAACTGATCGAAAGATAATCATTTCAACCGAAGGGCTGACGGTTACGCCGGCTATTGGCGATTCAATTACAATTGGATCTGATGTTATGCGTCTGGTTGAACCCTTTAAGCCGCTGTCGCCTGCTGGAAC